CCCTTTCCGGTTCCAACGTTTTCTTTTTACTTGCCACACTGCAGAAAGCCAATATCGTATCTGGCCAGTATGTGGAGATGGGACAAACAACGCTGATGAGTCAGCAGGATTCCGGCGAAAAGACCGCAGCTCCTGCACAGACATCAGCTACAAAAGCAGAAGGATTAAAGACAACAGTAAGTAAAGAAATAAGCCAGAGTTCCTATGCTGCTTATGTGAACTCATACAACGGTGGAAGCAGCTCTGGACCGAACCAAAGAAAGTCATCAAGCTATAATGGCGTGTAAGGGAGGGATGTAGCAGTGTCAGATGAATTACAGTCGATGGGATTGACTGCAGAAGTGGAGTATATTCCAATCGATGTTTTAAAGGTTCCATATGCATTTTCCATTAAACTGGATGACCGGACGTATACCATGACTGTTAAATACAATGACCAGGGAGGTTTTTTCACCATTGACCTCTCAATCATGGCAACAGGTGAGGTACTGTGCTATGGCGATCCAGTACGTTATGGACGCCCTATGTTCAGTGCAATCGAGGATGGGAGGTATCCAATACCTGTCATTGTTCCATACTGCCTTACCGGCGGAGTTGACGATGTGACTTATGATAACTTCGGAAAAGAAGTGCAGCTGTATCTGCATGAGAGGAGGGCTGACTGATGGCTTTTTTCGTACGTTCTGCGACCCTGCAGATTGGTCCGCTTAAATACAGCATGAACGATGGCTTCTATTTTGAATTCGAGGTGCCGTTTTACGATTCTGACCAGCTGGTGACGGCATCGTTTACAGTAAATAACCTGAGTGCCACATCCCGTGCCGGCATACAGAAAAATCAGGTTGTGATTTTGAATGCAGGTTATGAGGATGACATGGGTGTTTTATTCGTTGGTCAGGTAGCCAGCTGCAGCCATAGGCAGAATGGCGTGGAATGGCAGACAAAAATTACCGCCACGGCTGCCCTGGATCAGTGGCTGAATACCCAGATCAATAAGACCTATGCAGAGAATACCAAAGCAGAGGACATTGTCCGGGATCTGCTCAATATTTTCGGTCTTGAAGTTGGAGTCTTTCAGCTGGTTGAAAATGTGGTTTATCCGCGCGGCCGGGTATGCTCCGGGAAGTTGAAAGACATTTTGACAGAGATCGTTGCAAATGAATGCAAGTCAAGGCTTCTGATTCGGGCAAACCAGATTATCATCAATAATCCGGCCGACGGGGTGACAAAGGGGTATCTGCTTACACCAGACACAGGTCTTCTGTTTCAATCGGATGACTCGAACGTCACCACAGTGGAGACAGCACAGACAAAAGGGGCTGATGCAGAAGCAAAAGCAGCTGAAGAGAAGACTTGGAAGCGTCAGTGTCTCTTGAACTACCGGATGGGACCAGGAGACCAGATACAGATACAATCCAGGGATCTCAACGGGAAGTTCTTGATTGTCTCTGGAAAACACAAAGGGACACCGACAGGAACCTGGCTGACAGAGATAGAATTTAAGGTTGCAGGATAGGAGGACAATGTGGGAAGAAAATCAAATGAGTTTGCAAATGCAGAAGCAAATGAGCGCAGGAATCTGGAAAAAATCAAATGCTCCGCCATTGTGTCAGTGACGGACTTTGACGCCGGCAAGATGACGGTCAATGTAAAACCACTGGTTCAGCGGGAAATTTCCGGAACTTATGTGTCCCCGCCGCCTATTCTTGGTGTAAAGGTGGCATACATCCCGTTGGAGATAGAAGTTGATGGAAAGAAGGCAACGGTCAAGGTGGATATCAAGCCAGGAGATATTGGGACTGTTGTATTCCTGGATGTTGATAGCGACAACTCTATGAAGACTGGAGCAGAGAGTAAACCAAACTCTTCCAGGATTCATTCTGGGGACGATGCGGTATTTATTGGAGTGATGCAGAAAGGATGACAGCCATGGCAAATAAGGTATGGAAAATCAATCCGGATACAAAGGACCTGTCTTTTACCGATTCAGGGATGCTGGAAACACTGGAAGACGATGCTGCCAGCGCTCAGGGAGTGGCAATGACCCTGGGAGCATGGAAAGGGGATTTTGACCTGGTGGCAGGACACGGGACTGACTATGAGCAGATTCTTGGTGTACCAGCAGACGAAGAAACAATTGATGAAGTGTTTCGGGAAGCAATCTTTCAAGAGGATAATGTGTCTACGGTTGATGAGCTGATGGTCGTTCAGGCCGCAGATCGGAGCTTGGCAGTCACCTGGTCCGGACGGCTTAGCAATGGAGAACCTGTGAGCATGGAGGTGAATGTGGGTGAGTAATGATAAATGGGGACTGACAGAGAACGGCTTTTATCGGCCAACCTATACGGTACTCTTAAATGCACTGGAGTATAAGGCCAGGGAGCTGATGGGGGATGATATTAATCTTACTGTTCGGTCTCCGCTGGGCTTATTTTTGAGAATCCTGGCATGGATGTGGAATATCCTGTGGTCCTGTCTGGAGGATGTGTATAACAGCCACTTTGTGGACACGGCGGCCGGAAATAGTCTGTATAACCTTGGACGTTCCATCGGCATGCAGCTCCTATCAGAAGGGAAGGCATCTGGGTATATTACGGTTACTGGCGTGGAAGGAACAAAGATACCAGCAGGGTACCTGGTGGCAACCAATGCCGGGTTGCAGTATACCGTCACGGAAGAGGCTGTTATATCCAGCAATGGGACGGCTTTGGCGCTTATTAAGGCGGTCAAGACAGGTCCGGAATATAATACGGCTGCCGGAACGGTTGTAGTGATTGCGAACCCATCAGCTGTGACTGGAGTGGACTCCATTATGAATGAGGCAGAGATTGCTGGCGGTCGGGTGAAAGAAACCGATGCCGAGTTCCGGGCAAGGTATTATGAGTCTGTAGATTATTCTGGCGGTGTCAATGCAGATGCTATCCAGGCAGCGCTTATGAATGATGTTGAAGGGGTCTCATCGGCATATGTCTATGAGAACGATACTGATGTGATGGAAGCCACCTACAACTTACCAGCGCATAGTATAGAGGCTGTAGTGTACGGTGGATTGGATGAGCAGATTGCGAAGGCAATTTATGACCGCAAGGCTGGCGGGGTACAGACAATCGGGAGCACGGCGGTGAATGTGGTTACTGCTTCTGGCCAGCGTTTACCGATCCGTTTTTCGCGTCCTGCGTCCAAGAAAGTTTACATTAAGATTACCAGGTTATCCACCAGTGCAGATTATCCCGGTGATGCTGCACTGAAGCAGGCACTGATTGACTACATCGGAGATAACACTTCAGGAGGATTAAGCATTGGGGTAGATGTTACATACATTAAGCTTCCTGGCATACTGACAGCACTCCCAGGTGTGGAGGATTTTGAGCTTCAGATTGGGACAAATGGTACCTCTTATGCGAAGAATAATATCGTGATTGGCTACCGAGAAAAGGCAGTTATTGATTCCGCCGCCATTACGATATCAAAGGGGGACGGATAATATGAGCTTCGCAGTAAAAATGCTTGAAATGCTGACAAGCGCCTACAATCGGACAGATCTGCAGAACTTCAGAGAAAACAAACCCCCAGAGACAAATATCGGAAAACTGTTTGCGCTGTCCGGTTGGGGATTCGATATCCTGAAAGAACAGACAGAAAAGGTGAGACTCTGGGATCGGATGGACAAGATGCAGGGAACCTCTTTGGATAACTTTGGCCGGAATTATGGCGTTGTCCGTGGTGAGGCCAGCGATGAGATGTACCGGGTAATGATTAAGGTTAAGATTCTGGCAATGATGGCGGCCGGGAACATGGATACGATTATCTTATCTGCGGCATCACTTTTTGGTGTATCTGCATCAGATGTAACCTGCGAAGAAGTCTTCCCCGCCAAAGTTTACCTGTATATCGATGAGGATAAACTGGATCAGGAACATAAAGATGTGGCTAATATTATTGCGAACCTGATGTGCCGGATAAAGAGCGCCGGCATCGGGATTCGCATTTTTTATCAAACTTATCATGGCGCAAGGCTAAATGTGTACCTGGCTACAAACAACATGGAGATTATACGGCTTCAAGTGCAGCCTGAATCCGGAGATAAGTATCTGAAGTATGAAATTAATTTTAATGCCGGTGTACCAATGCTGGAAAGAATAGCAGTACACTTTACCCCGGCAGAATAGGAGGAAAAATGCAAGGAACAGTTATTACGAATAAGGGGTTACAGCTGATTGCGAAGCTGGTAGCTTCCGGAACTGCACTGAGCTTCACGCGTGCGGCTGTGGGAATTGGCAGTGTACCAAGCGGCTATGACCCCACGAACATGACGAACCTTAATAAGTATAAGATGGACGGTTCAATCGCTTCATGCAGCTCATCTGGAGACACAGCATCGATTATATTCCAGATAAGTTCTATTGGCGTGTCTGCGGGATTTACCATTACTGAAGCAGGTCTGTTTGCGACGGATCCGGATGAAGGAGAAATTCTGTACTGTTATCTCGACATGAGTTCAGACCCGCAATATATCTATGCGGAAGGCAGTGCAATCAGTAAGTTTGTGGAAATGACATTGACTGTTGTTGTCGGAAGCGTCCAGAGTATAACGGCGTACATCAATCCGGGAAGCTTGCTGTCGAATGATGGAGATATTTCAAATACAGCAATTGGGACACTGGACAATATTACGGAGTCATTCCCGGTTCCAGCAGCAAAAGAAAAGTCCAGCAAATTTTTCGGTAAGATAAAGAAGTCTTTGGAGGATTGGAAGAACCTGAAAGCCTCTCTTCTCCTTGTAGGCAGCATTGTCAATAACTGCGTGACGAACAATGCGAAGTTGCCGTTGTCAGCAGCCCAGGGCAAGGCTCTGATGGATTTGTATACTACACTAAATAGTGATTTGGCTGTAAAATACGAACCGATGAATTTTAAAAATGGCTGGTCCCATCCTGACGAAAGGCTTCCATATATTGCACGTACTGGAAATATTATTACTATTCGGTTCCCATTTTGTACTGGTACTGCTGGAGCTGTAGTCTGCACAATACCAGAAAACTATAAATTAAGTCGAAGCAGTTGGATTATGCTTCAATACGCTGGTATCGAAATACATGGTATGGATATTATCGCTTCAAATAGTCAGATTGAAGAAATAAATGTGACATTTATTGATTTCTAAATGATCATTTATATCTCTAGTACATATAAGTACACTTGGCCATCCGCATCAGTTTTTATACCTTCGAGACGGACATCTACTGTGTCGGTCTTGATATCAACAATATTGACAATACAATGTACTGCGCTTTTTACGATAACAAGAGGGAACGTGTTATATGTTTTGGTATATGGCAGTGATACATAAGTATTTTCTCCCGCTGTAATGCTGATCCCTGATTTATAAATCGTGAGCACCGACTTTATTTGTATCGCACCCAAATCGGATTTTAGTGCAAAATCTCCTTTATAACTGTCATTTACAATAAGTGGTGCCGCAGTTCCAGTCCAACCTATTTTTATTTTTTGGTCAATATTATTGTTGATAACACGATTCCCTAAATCACTATTTTGTTCAGTAAGGGATTAAGAAAAAAGAGTGTCATACGCTTCATGGTATAGCATAGCCATTTCAAGATTCGCGGCGGCAGTTTCATCAGATATGTAGGTTATACCTTCAGTATTCATTGGGGCAAGTTGGCAGGCAGTGTAGAAATCATCGGCAGCTTTTGGTGACTGAAAAATGATATAAGAATCCATATTAAGAACCTCCAGATTTGAAAAGATTTTTGATTTGTATTTTAATGATACATTGATCTGAAAGATATTGCAACAATTAACCGGACCGAAAGGTCTTATTTTTTCGAAAGGAAAGAGAATCCATGGCAGTAAAAACAGTACAAGCCATAATCAATGGTGTCACGACCACACTGACGCTGAATACGGCAACAGGAAAGTATGAGGCTACGGTTACAGCACCCAGCACGTCGAGCTACAATGTCAATGACGGACATTATTATCCAGTCACGATTAAGGCGACGGACCAGGCGGGGAATGTGACTACAAAGAATGATCAGGATGCGACCCTGGGCGCAAGCCTGAGGCTTAAGGTTAAGGAAAAGGGCGCACCGGTTATTACGATTACTAGCCCAACCGCATCTGCAAGGCTCACGAACAACAAGCCGCAGGTTGCATTTACGGTTACGGATGCCGATTCCGGCGTGAATCCGGATACAATCAAAATCACGATTGGAAGCAAAGTGATCACCACTGGCATTACAAAGACGCCGAGCGGGAAGGGGTATACCTGCACTTATACACCGACAGAAGCCCTGGCAGATGGCAGCAACACCATAAAGGTTGACGCATCTGACTATGACGGCAATGCTGCGGCGCAGAAGTCTGTCACTTTTATCATCGATACCGTACCGCCGACTTTGAGTATTACGGCACCGGCGAACAACCTGGTCACCAATCAGGCAGCTTGTACCGTGACTGGTACGACAAACGATGCGACGTCCAGCCCGTG